ATTGATAACGAGATGTTGTTGTTATCCGAGGCGCACAAAATACTACCATCTAGCTTAGCGAATAAGGATTACCGTAGCTCTTATTCCCCGATACCTTCCCGGTGAGCTCATTGCTGAGGTTCCGTTGATAGGTGCTAGACCATTCGTGTGCGTCTCTCATCAGTTCTTACATCGTGTAAAGAAAATCATCCCCCTCGAACTGATTCAAAGTAGGGGCGAAATATTCATAGTACCAAGTCATCAACAATCCACGGATTGCAGCACTGATGGCTTCGTGCTTAGCATGCTGATAATTCGTTGTTTCGAAAAATATTCCGTAACGTTGAAAATGCAATGTTTTATGAATCGACACAGGTCTCTTGTCGGCTTTCTTCTTTTGTGGTACCATATCCACTTCCAGTTTGAATAAATATTTATCGTTGTTATGTGTTTTCGTCATAATGAAGATTTGATAATTCAAGTTCTCACAGATGTTCGTTAAACGTGCGATTTGATGTAAAACGCAACTGTCTTCATGCATCATGATAATAAAATCTTGGATTGCTTGTTTATATTCAAGACTTTCTTCGTGCCACTCATGTTCTAACGAGTGTTGCACGGCTTCTCCTGGGGTCTTTTCATCTATTGGTTTTTCGTAAACAATAGCTCTGCAAATGTCATTTTCATGTAATTGCTTTTCCTCGGGATCATCATCTCTGGATAGGTAATGCAAATGTTCCAAGCATTCAGCTGCAGATGTTTCTTTAGCTGCTGTTTTGCTTTTTCCACGGGCATGACCCTTGGTGTTATCGAATGTGGTGCAATTCACCAAAAACGTCGTCTCGACGGTAAAAATAGGTATTTTGTCCTCATATTCGGTATGAAAATCGTACGTGACCTCTGATTCTTCAATCATCTGTACTATTTCATTTAGAGCCATTCGTGCGTTATAGTGATCTTCTTTTATATAACGTTTATAGGCTGACTCAACTGCCTGACTGATATTATCCTCAGTTGGGGATTTTCGCTTTTCAAAGCTGGCTTGTGGTTCCAAGTTTGTAATATTTTCAAAATCTGAAAATTGAAAATGCGGATTAAATGTTTGGTTTTCATAACCCAACACCGGATTGCGTGGAATTTGAACATCAAACGTAGAGTAAATATTTTCCAATACCAACGTTTCAATCGTTCCAATATGATATTTGAATTCGTCCAACGATGTATCGGAATAAATATATTCCTTACCAATTGTTAAACGATGTCTTCCATGATGTTGCCATTCAACTTGCAATTTTTTCCCTTTCAAACTTAAATTGAAAGAGAACTGACGAAATTTATAAAGATGTTTTAAAACTTCGTATGTTGATTGCCCATAACCGGATCGTAAAATTGTGATAATTTCCTGTGCCGTTAAAATATGTAAATATTCTTGTGGTTTTGCTGCAGCATCAAAATATAAACTAGTTAAAATATTGTCAGTTGTTGCTCCTACAATTCCTGTCCAAATTGTTTGTTCAGTTGATTTAAATGGAAAAGAGGAACCCATAACTTCTTCTTCTGAATCGAAGAATGCATAGGCTCCAAATGGTTCTACTGGATTTTTTGACTTAGCCAAACCTTGTAACATACCAAAAATTGTTTTTCTTTTTTGAACCACGACTGGTGGTATATTTTTATATTGTTCTCGAATCAATGGACCGGGAACATCCAATTGTTCGTAACTATCTTTTCTTGCTGGATCATTAACGAACCACGAATCTGGCCACGCTCTAAAATCAGCCAAAGGATCGTGTACACGAAAAGGTGCAACCAAGGGTGCTCCACAAAAGACTCCCATTCGAAAATCATCTCCAACTGAATAAACGACGTCACGTGACCAATTCAATCTTGAAGCAATTAGTCCTGCTACGTCTGCTTGATCGACATAAATAGTGGAAAAAACCAATAATTGACCGGCATTCTCCAATCCAGGCTGTTGTTCAGCAGTATTTCGTGTTTGTGGTGTTAATAAAACGTTGTACCGAGTTATAAATGGTACTTCGACCTCCACATACGGGGCAATTTCATCCATTGCTTTATCTCCTGCAAAGACGTTGCCAGCAAAACGATTGAACATCATCGTTCCATTTGTTGCACCACCAAATATCGACATACTTTGACCCATTGCACTTGCGTACCAACAGGCTAAAACAGCCGAATTCGGTCGTACTGCACTCGTTGTTCCAAAACCACTAATTATTAACGAATGTGGAATGTGTACTGCTCCGTGATGTCCTTGTGGATATATTTTTCCAAGTGGTCCTGATATTGCGCCAAAATAGATCTTATAGCGCATTGATCCTCTCCAGAAACGAAATTGATTTCCAAAATGTTTAATTGGTGTTATATAACCCGGTTGCACACTATACCCTGGATTTGTTGGCACTTCTAAGCCTCCTGCTGACCATGGTGTTACTGATATAAAATGAAAAACCAGAAACGGAATTTGACCTGCTCCTGGTACAGTTTGATCGATCATATATTCACAAAATCCTTCTTGCAAATCTGGTGTTAATGCAGCAAGCGAGTTTGCACGGGTCGAATACGTTAATGGTGGATTGGTCAAAAGTGGAATATATCTCCGAATTGTATCACGGACATGTTTCACGCTTGCATGACTACCAAAATGATGCGATATAGTTGGAGCATCACCCATGGCCCAACCAATTTTCCTGGGAGGGGTTATTTCTGGTGCCTTCACATTTTCAGCGGGTGCTATCGGTGGTACAGCAACTGCATCTTCTCCCCCTTTTGATCCATCTTGTTTTTCTGTTCCCGATTGTGGTTCTAAATTAGTCACACGAGCTGGTGTAGTAAAAACGCCATATCCTGTTAAAGTTTGATTGATGTTGCTCGGCATATAAACTTGAAAATCTGGGGATCCACAATAGTATAAAACAATCACAGCATCAGGTGGTGAAGCGCAAACCGTAACCAAACGATTCACAACTTTCAAACTCCAAGATCCGATAAAATAATTGTTCCACCAATTGGGACCTGGTTTTACATCATCTGGTGATTCTGGCCCTCGACACATATTCATCCATGCTGTCGGCGCCACGTAAGGAATATCGATCTCGAACGTACGCTTTTCGTTAGATATTTCAAAAACGAACGCATACTGAGAAGTAGCGTCTTCCAGTGTTATATCCGCTTCTGGTGGTACTCCGTAATTGATGGTTAATACGAGTTGTCCGACATGAAATTGAGTAGCAACAACGTCAAAACGCAATCGCATGCCACCTCTCCAATAAGCGAAATGCATTGCATTATATTCCCACATTGTTAGTGGTAAGATAGTTCCGTTCGTCATTGGTACTTGTGTGTCTGTACCCGGGGAAAATAAAGAACACATTGGTCCAATAAAACCCGAGTAAAGTGATTGTCCTGGCGTTGCTGTTGCTGGCCACGGTACATTCGCTACCCAAGTTGGTTTATGAAGCAAAAAATCCATTTTCATTTCGTCTTGATCAGTTGAAAAATGATCACGCAATGACACGTTCATATTTGATGGATTTAAGTCCAAACGATTTACCAGTTCTGATCCATTAGAATTGGAAAAATTTTGCGCATATTTCCGGATTATATTGAAAGGATTCCATGTTCTAGCAGCACGGTCAAAAGGAGTTGCAGTTGCGCTATTACCACTAGCCATGCCAGAAAAATCGTCACCTTTTAAACTTTGGGGAATTGTTGTTCCATCCATATCTCCGTATGAAACCACATAATTGGCAACAGATGATGTCGTTGCTCCTTGCGGTTCCAAGTTAGTATAAAATTCTTGATGTTTCAAATTATAACGAGTTGTCAAAGCTTGGTTTGAATGTAAAGGAACATGAAATTCATTCGTATCTTCTGGGAAACGTACCCACAAATTAAAATCGATCGTTGATGGAGCACAATCTGCAGCTTGTAACGGAACTTGAACTGATATAATAAAAGTTCCACAAAAATCCAAATTAGGATCTGTTAAACCATTCAATGTTATATAGGTTTTTGGATTATAAAATGGAGCTCCCAAAATTCCTTCTGGATTTGCTGCAGCGTCAATATAAACTGGATTCATACTTGATGCTGCCATTAAACTTTTCTCGTGCCATTGTGCTGTAATTGCTGGATCAACAAACGGTACGAAATACATTTGTAAACGTCCCATATGTTGCCGCATTCCTGTAACGCGGACATCAAATTCCATTGATCCACGCCAGAACAAGAATCGCTCAAATGCCGCTGATGTCAGGAAATTTGTTATTAAATCCTGCGGACATTTTAATTTTACGATTGTTGTTCCGACAGTTTGTGTTGTAGACCACTGATAAACTTTGTTCACAATACGCCTACCAACCATATCTTGCAAATTAAATTGAATTGTTGGAATTGATGCTGCCGTTAATCGTGACGCATTCCTGGGTTTCTGAGTCGGTCCACTTGCCACAATAGCTCGTTGGGATGCTGTTATAATTCCGACTGTGCTGGTTTCGGCCCGTACGTCTTCTGAATCATCGCGTTTGGGTTCCAATGTCGCCATAAATTCCTTTACTGCTCCTCCTGGATCTCCTTGAGGTTCTAAGTTCATAATAGGTCGAACATTATAAACTTCCTTATGAAATCGATCTTCAAAATAAGCAAAATCATGCAAAGCCAAAGCTATTTGTGATGTACAAACAGCTAAAATTTTGTTCCGATGTTGTTCAAATGTTTTTCTTCCATAAAAATAAATAAATTGCAATGAATCGTTAACATTGTCAATGCAAAGACGAACATCGCCGATCTCTTGATTCTCACGAATCCAATTAACAAGCTCTGTTATCGTCTGCAAATCCATAAGAGGAACTGCAAAACTATCTTCTGTAATGCGAAAACCTCTTTTAAGAAATGTTAAATCTTTTATTGGTTGAATTTTTGCTGGACCATTCTTATTGGCTGATGTATAGTCCATATTCAATTTCAATAATTCTTCCCGAATACTTGTTGGATTAAAAAATTCGAGAACTGGTCCCGTCACTGAAACGATGTTGTCATCTCCATATTCTTTATCCACAACGTTCTTATTGAATTCTGCCAGTGAGTTATATAAAGCTGGCGCAAGAGTTAAATAAACGTATCGCAAATACATTGCATCTACCATTGTATTCAAAATTGCTGTAAACGGATTACCCGATGGATTCCCAATGTGTGTTGAATAAATCACATTTGATGAACATTGAACAGTGTGAATAAGCTCATCAAAAATAATTTCGCGAGCTCTCTGATTTTCGAATGAATCATTGTACCATCGATTTATTATGGTACAACATCCTTGCATAAATTGAGGTGATAAATTACCATCCCAACCTGCGAAGTCACCTGCAAATCCAACTCTTGAATTTGTTATAAGCTGGTTATACATTTGTGTCCATTCAAGTGAATTTGGATCTATACCCACAGCGGAAAAGAATCTTAAGCGATTGGCATAAAATGCTGTATTAAATGCCATAAATAATCGTCTCGCAACAATAGTAAAATCCACGGGTGGAATAGTAAACACTCTTGTTTTTGCTTCGATAACTTTCTTCAATGTTCTTCTTTCGTCTTTCAAAGTATCGAGCCAAATTGATTCGACGCGTTTTCCATGCATTAAATATTCCCATCGCTGATCCAACTTTGTTCTTAACAAATAATCATAAACCTCATAATTTCGGTTGCCTTCATCTCCCTGAATTAGACCAAATTTTCCTTTCTTTCCCAAGATAACTTGATTGTACGGATATCCTGGTGAAGTATACATATTCATTGGATCCATAAAATCGATTCCTTCAACTCCATTCAAAGCGATTTTTTCCGAAACAACTTGTCGAGGATATTCTGAATCTAAGTCCTTCATTAAAAACCAAATGCCATCAACCACACGATCTAAAGTGATTTGATTGACAAGCGGACAGATATTACCATATTTTTGAACTCCCTCCTTTAATGGTGAAAGTGAATGTAGATTCCGAATATCAAATTTCGTCAATACCGATGGAGCTGTTTTCATTGGATAAACTTTTCCGAATAACGGTGATGGTTTTAACTTTGTCTTGTCACTTACATAAATAGAACGTGCTATTGTTCCAAAGCGTGAAAAATTTCCTTCTAAAACCAAATTGCAAAAACCCAAATCAGCATTCAAATCTGCCGGTATTGGTAATGCTAAATTAATCAATGGTTTTAATTTTTCCACTGCTTCTGCTATCATTTGTTGAGTAACAGGATGTGCAACTCCGACCTTACCTGCTTTTCCTGCTACATGAATACCAATCAATTTTCGTGGAGCAACTTTTGACATTGCTATTAACGGTGCTCCACACGTTCCATTTGTTGTTGGTGCTTCATAAAACCAGCATGTGAATTGTCTAAACAAAACACTTGCTCCTTGATAAATTGGTTGATGAGTTCTTATTTCTCGAAAGCGTCTTTCTTCCAAAATATCTTCTTCGCTCAATGCATATTGAAAAACATCCGTATTTCCTGTCACAGTTGTTATTTGTGTAAGAAGAGGTCTTCCATTTCGCTGAAGTGATGCCAACATTCCTGGGAACGTATAATGCATGATCTTATCTTCTTCGCGCATAAAATGATGTCTTATATCGCGGAAAGCACGCACTGCTGAATCGCATTCGTAAATTGCAACGTCTTGTCCTACTCGAACCAATTTTGTTGGATTAAATTGTTGTCGAAAAAAGACGTCGCCTGCTCGAATCTTAAGCCAAACTCCTTGAGGAAAGATATTACCTTCTCGATCTTGAAAGAAATGGTTGGGAGCCATTAATAGTCGACCACCAATCATTAAACCGTGCATATTAAAACGATCATTTTCGATGTCAACTAAATTTCCGAGAATGCAAGAGTTTGTTACTTCAATTGCATTTTCATCTCCTGCCTGTTTTACTGCAGTATAAATAACTTGCGGTTTATGTGTATTACCGCTATAAGCTCCTTGTTTCGTTAACCATTTTTGAATTTTAGGTTTGGACAATAATTCATTAATGTGATCTTCAACTTCTTGATCTGTCATTGAATTTAGATCTGGAATTGTTTCAATAGCAGCTTCATATTCTTCAGCCGCTCCTGGTGGTAAATTTCGAATCTCATTAAATAAGCGTGCCCATCGTCCTTGCGCATCGATCTTTTGAACTCTCGGATTCGTTAAGTAATAACGCACTTTATAATACGTTTTACGAACACGAAACCAAAGGGTATCCATTTGTTCTTTTGCTTGTTCTTGTACAGCAACTGGAACTGCCATTCTAACAATTCGCGTAGACATGAATTTTAAAATGTCATATACGGCATAAGTCGTTAACATAATACCCACAACTGGTAAAACAGCATCAAGTGCTTTAACCCAAGCAGGAATTCTCAATTCTCCAAACTCAGGAATATCTTCATCTTGTGCTTTCCAAACTTCATACCATTTTGATATTAACGGCGTTTGTCCTGTTAACTTTCTAGCCATTGCATCCATTGAAATAAATCCCGCTGTGGACCCAGCAACCAATCCGAGAGCTTCAGCAAATCCATTTGCCAATCCTTGTTTTTCAATACGCGTAACACAGGAATGATTTTGATTTATTCCATGATTACGAGCTCTAATACATGATGGTTCTTGACAATCAGGTGGTTCTTCTGAAAATCTTGATTCTGAAGTTGATGGTATACTTTCTGTTGAAATTGTTGCTACAGATGATAAAACACGATTTGAATTATCAATCATTTTAAGAACGTTTACATAAGAACGCTCCTGTTCAATACGATGGTTCTTATAATCTCTCTTGATATTTGCGATAAATTGCTGATAATCAATATCACAACCTGGACCAATTGTATCATCGGTAACTTTTGTATGTTGATTGAAAATCCAGTGTGAACAATCATCTGGAATTTTTGACGGATCAACTGCTGGTGAAGTTGTCATTCGATATTCTGGTTTCACTTTAACACGATACATAGCATGTCTCCTTCGCCATAAAGCTTCTCTATCTGCTATTGAATTAGGTGAAATAAATCCGGTATTAGATGTTATAATAATCACTTGTGAGCGAAAAACGTCACCTTTATCTTCAACTGCTGCTTTATTCACACGATACTGTTCGTTTGAAACAATGCTAATTAATTCAGCATGTTCACCTGGTTTTACATTCTGTGAACTCGTAGCACCGTAATCATCGTATTTTACGGCAAATTGTCCTGTATAACCATCCCAAAAATCAATGGCGGCATTTCGCGAATATGATAAATTCGGTTCTTCATTGTCGCATTCGGCTAATATAGCCGGTAAAACAGTTGAAATAAATGATTTTCCTTGACCCGTCTGGCCATAGAGATATACCACAAATGGTACAGCTCTATGAACACGATGCAAAGCTGACATATCTACAAGTGCATACAAAGCATCAATCTTTTTGAACGTCGATTCAAGTAGTCGATACGCAGCCATGGATTTTGGTCCAGATTGCGTACAAACTTTCAATACTTCCTGACCTTGGCGATATAATTCCAAAATCTTCTTCTGTGTTGGTGGATGAAACGACGCTTTATTTTTATATTCAAAAGAATCCAAAGTATTTACATCATCGACCCAATTATAATACAACGTGCCCGGTGCAAAAACTCGCAACCACCACCTCATAGGAATTACGTAGTTCAACCATTCTTGCAACTGATCCGGGATTTGACGTACTAGCATAAAAATAAAATCCGTAAGACTTGTCGCTTCTTTTTTCAGGTTGTCCTTCAACCGTAATGCTTCATTTACATAACGAATTTGATTATATGAAGGTTCTTTTCCCAACATACACATGCCTAAAGCTTTTGTGAAAAAATTTCCCATTTTTTCCTTATCATCACCCTGCATTTCTAGATTTCCAACCCCCTCTTCAGATTGTCTCGAAGGAAGGATGCCCATTAATGAAGCGATAAAAGAATTGATGATTTTAATGTCAAGTCCGAAAAGTTGTAAAATCCGAACAATCAATGTTGGTACTAAAGCATAAGCTGCTTTCAAAATTGCAACCACAATGTCGTACATAATAGTCAAAGCTGATATTATCTTTGAAACAAATGGTTGTACTGCTGGTATTGAATCGCAAATTTTGCGAACGTGACCAATCAAATTGGAAAATTCTTCTGCAGCTTTTGTTATTGATGCTGCTGAATTTTGACAATCAGAAATGAGTGTTGATATTTCTGGAGTCATTGATGACATAAAATTCGAAGCTTGGTTCAAATTACTTATTGCCTCGGATGTTCCTGGCGCAATAAGATCGACAAAATGTCTTTGTATTGGTGGTACTGGTTCAACGTATGAGCCAGCGGAACGTGCATATTCAATTCCATTATGAGGAGGCGAATGATGTATATCACTTCCAACTAAGTCATGAACAGAAGACGGAGAAACTGAAAATTCCATGGCGACATGAACAGGTTCATTCCGCGTGCTAATAGCGGCATTCACTGGTACAGATAGGAACCATTGTTTCATCGGAGGTCTACTCAGTAAAATAAGGACCTACTTCTCAACAGAGTGTAGTTTGCTTATCCATAGAGGCTACGATATAATCTGCAACAGCATAGGTCGGGCACAAAATAAAGTCTATTCCAAGAGCTACAGCACCAAGGAACTTTCTAAATCTTCAAACCAAATTTTGAAGTGCCGTATATAAGGATAGTTTAAAACGCATATTTTAATCGTTCATTTTCTTATAGGATGAAAATTAAATAAAAACCAAATTATATGTTGACGTTCTAAAAGTAGATACGATCTAAACTAAACTATGTCTAAAAATCAAATTGTAAAAACAACGAGAAATAAAAACATGCCAAATAAGATAGATCAGGACTTTGTCTAAATGCCATTTCTTCA